GCACATGAAGGTAGTTGCATTTATGATATAAATAAATGTGGTGTTAATGATAGTATTTGCGATGATTTCCAACCAACAAGTATATTTTATAATTGTTGTAGTAAAAAAACAATAGGATGGCAAGAAAATATGCCACAACTCTGTGATACACTAAGAACACAAATAGAAGAAAATAAAACCGAAGAAGGTAGGATTGGTGGGGGGTCACAAAGAGAAGGTGAATTAGAAGCAGAATATAAATTACGTGTTGCTGCAAGTAATCAAACATCACATATTCAAGATGAAGATTTATATAAATAAGTTTAAAGAATATAATTCTAATAATTTTAATCTTTAATTATGTCTACTTATGACATGTATTTCTCTAAAAAGAATAAAAATTACATGTTTAGTACTTTATCTAATTTAATATTACAAGAAACTGGTTATGATATAAAAGATGATCCTTCTTATATAGAATTATATCGATTACATTATCCAGGTATATTTGATATGATAGATACAGATGAAATATCTATACTAAATAAAGAAGTAATTAATCATATTGGTGAAATTATATTAAATAAACTAAAAACCCCACAAACCATTCATCTGGGTTCAGAAGATAAAAAAGATACTGAGACTCTACTAAAAATCCCTGAAAAGAAAAATATAGTAAACATTTATAGTATTCATAGAACCAAAGATTCATTGAATCGTTTTAATTTTAAGATTAAATTTAAAAATCCTTATGAAAATAAAAATCCACCTAAAACTTTTCAACCTATGTCTATTACTTTATTAAAAGAACAAAATTCTTTGTTTGGTAATGATACAATCTTCTTAAGATTTAATGATACCGATAATATATCATTTAAATTTAAAAGTAAAAATATTTTAGGTGATGATGAATATTATACTTATGAATGTATTACGGAAGATAATATTGAATATAAAAATTCTTTACATATTGAAATTTTAAATTATCTTTTAATAAATCCTTGTAATAAAAGGGATATTTTTAAGATAAAGAAATACAAAGATATTAAATATGAAAATGATAAATATACTTGTTTGGAGGCAAAAGGTAATAATTTTTCGGTGAATCAAGAAATAGGTTTATTAAACAAAGATAAAGAATATATAAGGAGTGTATTTAGTAAACATATTTTAGATGATTATATATTAATAGAAAAATTAGATTTAAAAGATATTAAATATATTTTAAAGATGAATCAAAATATATCTATACAAATATTAGTATGATATGGTTTCTAAATCCTTTCTGGGAAATTTATGGTGAAAGATTAAATGTACACGATATAGATAAAGATTTTATAATGTTTTTAAAATCTTATTATGAAGATGTTAATGATTATGATTTTTATTTATCATTAATAAAGATGAAATTATTTTTTAATATATAAATTTCCATTAAATATTAAGTTATGTAGATCCGCATTTAATAAAACCTTCACCACCACTTTGCCATCCATCAGTGAGGACATCCCAGTATTCACCTGAAACTTTTTGAGGACAAACACATCTTGTTGGGCAACTAAAAGGTGGGTTAACATTTCTATTTGGATTATCATGAATAAGATGAATTGGAAATTTGTTGCCATCTGTTAATAAATTAGACGGAGTACCGGGTCCCGCTTCAGCATATAATGTAAAACTACCACATTTTCTCCCACCATTCTCTATAGTTCCAGCATTAATAGCTAAAGTAATATCGGTGTTATCTCCATCCAGTGGACATACACTTGATGTATTTAAAAAATCGTTATAATCTACACCTTCTTTACCTGATCGCGGGTCTGGAAGATTATGCCATTTACAACATGGTGATCTAAAAGTTGTATCAGGGTATTCTGAAGAACTAGTAGTAGATGGTATATTATTTATTTCAGAATTAGATTTCTTTGTTCGATTCGTTCCATTACAAGTTATTGCGTCACACGCTTGTTTTGCTGGATTAGTTCCACCAGTATTAGTTCCACCAGTATTGGTTCCACTAGATGTTTTTGTCATTAAATCATTAGGAAATTTTTGTATACACTGATCTACGGTATTAGCGCACCCAATATACATTTGCGCGCAAGTCCGAGCATCAGCATCGTTTTTTAATTTCATACTACCTATATGATAAAGTAATAAAAGTACAAAAAATCCAAACCAAAAGTATGACCACATTTATATATATTAATCTTTAATATATAAATTTCCATTAAATATGACTCTTGGTTTAATATTATCTATTTTATAGTTTTCATCAATAAATAGTTGATAAGGATAAATTCTCTGAATACATACTTCAGGTAAGATACTATCTGTACCCATATAATAAAAAGTATCATTAACATTATATTTTAATTTGTAACCCTTTAATGAATCTTTAATTAATAGTTTATCTAAAGATGGAAATTTATCTAAACCGATATATTCATCTATGATATTATCCTTGATAGTATAAATTTCTTGATATACAGAAAATTCTTTACCTAATCTTTTATTATAAGGATGTTCTTTATCTACATAATTTAATATCATCATGCTGTCAATATAAACATCACATAATCTTCTACCCTTTTCTCTAATATATCTGATGTCGACTTCTTCGCTTGTAGACTCGGATTTATCACTCTTGGTTCCTTCTTTATTTCCACTAGATGAGTATTCATAGTAAATAAAGATATTATTTCCTTTATCATTTGATGCCGATATAACATATACATTTGGTTTAATATGATATAGATATTTTGCTTTCAGTTGAACAATATCTATATTTTCTAAAACTTTTGCTGAAATACCTGGAAAATATGCTATTTCACCTGATAATTTATCACTAAATCTAATACATTTATCATTTAATTCAGGATCATCTCTAGTATGTTGGATACAATCTAATGAAGATTCTTTTATAATAGAATTAATTTCCAAAGAAACTTTATATTTTCTTTCCATTATTTCAAATAAATTATTATCAGCACTTTCTCCATTTGTATCTACATTAATACGGATAATATTATCAAGGATTTCTTTAAAATCTCTATTATCACTTTTACTTAATTCGGTTTTTATTTCTGATTCTTCAAAATCAGGGATTGTCCAAGTTTGATAAGGGTCAGATTGTAATGATTTATATACATTTTCTAAATTGGTTCCTTTAGGTAAAGTACTTATATATAAATATTGTTCAACATTCCTTTCTTGTTTTGGTAATTGCTCATGTGATTTCATTCGAATAGCTCTCCCTAAAACCTGGTCAATTCTCACATAATTCCAAAATGGTTCTAAAACATGAACTTGTCTTACACAAGTAAGAGATATACCTTCAGCTCCAGCTGAAGAAATAATCATAATTTGAATATATTCACCATATTTATTTATTTCATCATTAAAATATTCTTTATTAATACTTCTTTCTTCGGGTCCTTCTGAACCAGTTATAAAAGTATATCTTTTACCTTTTTCTTTTTGAGGATCTTTATAATTAAATTTTTCATATCCATTACTTTTTAAAACTAATTCAAATGCTTCAGAACCACCATCTGACCTGAAATCACTATAAAATAATATTTTACCTGTGGGTACTCGACCAGTATCAGATTCTTTAGTAAATTTATTAATATTATTCATTATTTGAAACATTTTAGGTGATAAATTTTTTAAATCTTTATCTATTCCTAGACTATTATCATCTAATATTTTTTGAAAACTACGTGATTTAAGATTTTCAATTTCATCTTCATTATCTTCTGTTTTTTTTGTAGTTCTAAAATCATCATCAATATAAACTATATTACAAGTTTGTCTAGTTCTCATATGATAGTGAAATGGAGAATTTTCATCATAGTTATTCATTCTAGCAAAAGCATCTAATTTTTTTTCTTTAGAATACATTTCCATATATTTTTCAAATTGTGTTTGACTCATCATACAAGGTACAACATTCATATTTTTAACAATCATATGATTTTTTAAATCTTCTGAAATATATTCGGGTTCTTTTACTATCGGCATATCAACAATAGATGATCTATCAATGGGATAATAAGATGTTAAACCCATCAACATACGCTTCATAAGTATTCTTTTTTTTTCAGGTATTTTTGATGAACCTTCGAAAAAATATCTCATAAAGTTTTCATTATCAGTCATATCAATTAGAATATCATCTTCTAAAATATCAAATAATTTTTGTCTACGATTAAAAGTTATATCTAATTTTTTATCATATATAACTGGTTTTCCCTTTAATAAATTATTTTTACCATTTTGTGATAAGTTATCATAAAATTCCTTACTAGGTGTAATATCATCATCTTTAAATAAATCATGTAATCCTTTATAAATTTCATTTATAAATTCATCAAAACTTTTTATACCTTCACGTTTACTTTGTATAGTATAAACGATTCCATTTTCATCATTTGGATCTTTAAAAGATTCATAGTTTGTTCTTTCTTGTATAAATGATATAATTAATTTACCTTTCTTTCTTTCAACATAAAATAATTCTATATTTGATAATTTATTTTTATAAAAAATATCATTTAATTTTTTAGTAACAATTTCATTATCTATTTCAGATACAATAGTAAAACTATATATCTTTATCAATCCTTTTAACATATTATATAAAACAGCTATTTCTGAAGGTTTATTAATAACAGGTGTACCGGATAAAAATACTAGTTTAACATTTTCAGCATTTACAATCCATTCATAAAAAACTTTACTAGGTTTACTAGATGGATTTAATATTTCTCTTACAAAATTATGAACCTCATCTATTATCACACATTCACCATAAAAGGGTGATTCAACATTAAAATTTTTCTTATTAAATTTTAGTCGTTTCTCTAAATCTTTAACTATCATTGCATTATTTGTTAATATTTTCTTTTTATCTTTTTCATCAAGTAAATATAAATCTTCATCTTCTTCAATATCTTCATCTCCTTGAAATTCTTTAATACTAGATGATTTAACTTTTGGAAATGGATTATAATGAATAAAATTATATTTAGTCTTAATCAAGTAAAATATTTCCTGCCTTAAAAAAATCTTTTGAATTTCTTCTAAATCATCGTATGATTGGCCGTCTTTATCAGGAATAAATAATCCTCTAATATTTTTAACTTTCTTTTTATCAGAAATATTATCACATTCTCTAACACTTAAATTTTGTATACTTCTTAAAGCTTTTCCATCTAATTTATATTTTTCTTTGAATTCATCGTCTATTTCAGATAATTTAACAAATTTCCAATTATTTTGAATATTTATTTCTTCACCCCATCCCATTTTACCTTTAATAGGGTCACCCATTATTTCACCTATAAAATTACCTTCTAAAGAAGCAGGTAATAATGTATTAATCTTCATTTGTCCATTTAAACCTTCTGCTAATGAAATAGCTGTCGCAGTTTTACCCGTACCTAAACCATGATAAACTAATAATCCTCTATAAGGTTTATCCAATGATAAATATTTTTGAACTAATAATTGATAAATATTCAATGAACTATCTTTCTTGAAATCTTTTAATGATTTATAAAAAACATTATTAATATAATCGACATATGCTTTTCTATGTTGAGATACAGTAGCACTATCTAAATCCTCTAATTGTATGATTTCGGCACTAGGGTCTTCATGTTCATCCCCATCATCTTCTTTTACCTCTTCACTTGTATTTTCAGGTTCAGGTTCATAATCATCGGGTAATATAGACTCCTTAGAACTATCTTCATCTATAGGAACATCACCTTCCAAAAACAATGGTTTATCTCTAGGAGTTTCTGGATTAGATTCTTCTTCTAATTCTAATTCTAATTTATTATCGGACATAAGTATTATAATACTTAATCATTTAAAAATTATTCAGAAATAACACAATATTTTATCAATGCCCTTCTAGCAGCATCTTGCTCTGATTTCTTTTTACTATTTCCCTTTCCTGTTTCAATATATCCATCACCTTTATAAATTCTACAGATATATATATTTTCATTTTCATCTTTACTTGTTTTATAAGTGGGATAAATTTTATAATTATGCTGTAAGTATCTTAGAATCTGATCTTTATAATTATTATCATAAAGAATTGTTTCAGAAAAATCTATATATTTTTCAATTACATTAATAATAAATTTTTCAACAAGTTTAAAATCTCCTGTATCTTGATATAAAGCACCAATAAATGATTCAAATATGTCTTCTAAAATATTTTTATTATCTCTACCATTACAATTATCTTCAATATGTTTAGAAATAATTACATATTTATCAAAACCCATACATTTCGATAAATAAGCTAATTGCTCGCCACAAACAAATCTTATCTTTAGTTTAGTTAAAAATCCCTCGTCTTTATCATGATTATGAAAATATCTATTATATAAATAATTTGCAATAATATTACCTAAGAAAGCATCGCCAATAAATTCCAATGTTTCATATGAAATATTTTGTAGACACATAACACCCTCAGGTTTATCATATTCTTCATAATCTCTTAAATTAGTATATGATTTATGAATAAAAGATGTTTGATAAAGACTTAAATTATTACACTTAAAATTCAAAATATTAAGAGATTTCAAAATATTTTGAATATCGTTTTCTGTTATAAAAATATTCTTAGAATTATAAGGATTCGATTTAAATTTATTTTCATCCATATTTATTTAAATAATTTAAATTATTTTTAAATACAATTAATCAAATTTCTTGTATTTATTTAAGCGGTTGCGCAGTTTTCACCTACTTCAAGAGGTCTGCGTGGAAGATCTGGTCCAATAGTAGTATTCATCCAAGGACTAACATTTACCTGAGGATTGGGTGGTTCGGATCTTAATTGTCTGTTAGCATTTCTTAGACTCTGCCCGATTGTATTAACACCAACATGATAACTACTATCAAGCATATTGACACCCTGTAAAATACCTTCACCAACCGGTTTAGCAATATTAAATTCCTGAATAGCTTTATTTTCATCTGTTGGTAAAAGATCTTCTGGTTTTAATTTCTGTTGAGGATAACAAGTTGACGGAGTTCTACCCAAACCAGTCACAGCCTGTTGAGCCTCATTCTGACCTAGGGGTTCGGATGCTGCAATAGATGAACCATCGGAAGATAAGTCCCCTAATTCAAATCCCTCTAAACCCATCATATTTAAAATTTTGGTTAAATAACCTGTACATTGAAGAATTATTAATAATAAAATAAAAATACAAATCCCTTGATTTTTTTCGCAAAATCCCATTAAATCAAATGCCATTTTTATATATAGGATATATAAAAAAAATATAAATAAATTACTAATTTAATTTTTTTATATTTCATTTAATATTTCCTCTAAATGTTTAATTTTATCCGCTTTTTCAATAATTTCTTTTTTGATTGTTTCTATTTCTAAATTAATCTCTTTTTTTTTATTTTCCTTATATTTTAAACTATTCAAAAATTCTTCATCTAACATTAAATCTTTTTCTAATTCTTTAAGTTCATTTTCTTCTTCATCAATATCATTAAATGAATAATTTTCCAAAATATTATATTTTAAATTTCCGTTTACAAAAAATTTAATTTGAGAGATATAAATATCTAAATAATAATATTGTTTCAAAAATTTTAATCCTTTTACATGTAATATACATATACATTCTGTATTTTCTTTCATTGTTTTTAAATCTAAAGTATTTTTCTTTTGATCATAAACAAGACATTGTACTTTATCTTTAATCATTGGTATTTTAAATGAAAATTCGGGTTTACAATCTTTTTTAACCGGTTTATTATTTCTTTTATACATATTATCAATTACATCTAAAGGAATATCTTTATCAAACCATTCTTTATTATTTTGGTAAGTATATTTTACATTTAATTCATCTAAATTTAATAAACTATCATAGAATGAAAAATCATTATTTACTGGTTTTAATTCTAAATTATTATTTTTACTTTCAATGGTTTCTAAACCAGACTTAGTTAAGACCATTCTAGGTGTTTGTAAATAAAAAGGTTCATTATTATAATCAATAGCAGAATAATAAATGATACCTTGTTTTTCAGGTTTTTTATAATTTATCTTTTTAAAGTCTAATTCTGAATGTTTATAAATACTCATTTTGATTTTAAAATAGAAAGAAACTTTTTAACTAAAACGCATTATAATAAATGAATAACTTTACATTTCCATTTCATATAAAATTTATCATTCATTCGCCATATCCTATCTACATATAAATCACATTCCATCCTCTGAAATTTATTTATGCTAAATATATTTACACCTGTTATATTTTCTGAATATAATTCAGTAGTAAATTGATTATATTGAAAGGGTAATTTAACATTCAAATTGGGTTCATACATTCCTTTTTTATCATGATAAATTTGCGAAATAAATCTATCTGAATCATCTTCTGTTAAACCTAAATATTTCATTGCTCTAAATTCACAACCTTCAATAAAATCATAAAATTGTCGCATATATGAATCTTCTTCTAAATCTGTAAATTGTAAATTCATTTGAAAATTTCCACTACCCTTATTCTGAACACCGAATAAACATTTCATAATTGGTGTTGTCACATATAAATGGGGATTTTTTAAATATCCTATTGTAATATATCCAAAGCAAGGATTATCTTTATCTAATTTATCACATTCACTATAAGTTTTATCTGAATTTTTTATAACACTCATATCATCACATTTAAAACTCTGAAATTTTAAATTATCAGGGCTTAATTTTTCTGAAGTAATATATTTACACTTTATTTCATTCATTTCTATAATAATAATAATGATTTTTATTATTTAAGTATATATTTAACATGAGTGACGATATGGACCCAGTAGAGATGGCATATTTCAATGTTCCGATTATAGTTGATGGGTGAAATAGAAAAAAATAGTTTTCCGGAAATTAATTATTTAGAAAAAAAAAATATTAATGAACATATATATATAATGAGTTCAGTTTATTCAGATAATCTTGTTTTTGATAATCCGACCGATGAGCTGCCCCAAGGCCTCCGCGCGCCCGACGCGCAGCCGCAGACGATACCAGAGCCCGAGCCCGAGCCCGAGCCCGAGCCCGAGCCCGAGCCCGAGTCCAAGCCCGAGCCCGAGCCACGGAGCGCTCACTTGTTACCGGGAGAAATGGTTCGCTCAGACAGCGTACCAATTGAAGGAATAAATCAGATGGTGGCAAGATTAGCTGAGAGTCAAGGTTTGCCATCAGTTCAAGCCCAGGATGAAGGAACAGCTGCCGAAGCTTTAGCGATAAAAAACGCTTCTGACACGAGCGACCAGCTGACAGAGCCTGTGGCCAGGGGCCGCGAATTTACGTCCGATGAGACGTCCAATGTTACGTCCGATTCTAAAGGTAATAAATACATATTAATATACATTCGGCCAAAAGGCGGCTCCAGGGATAGCTTGTGCAAAAAAATATTTTTAGCCGGACAACCAGGCAGAATGTCTAAAGATAAGTGGGAAAATAAGGACCCTCTAGAATATACAACTAAAGTGCCTGATGATTATTATAATATTCATTTCACCGGCCCTAATATACCGTTCAAACGCGCGCGCCGCCCCGACCACAAGTATTTGAAAGAGCAAGCATTCAGGATACACGAGATGGTCTCGGGGGGTCCAAAATCAGAAGTTCCAAAAGATGTATATATGACTTGGTCCGGTGACGATGGGTACAAAGAAAGCATTATTTCGTTAGCACTTTATATATATATATATGCTGAATCGCTGCGCGTTGAATTTAATTCTATGAAAGATTTTTTGAAAAATAAACTGGATAGAATCTATGATATCTTGTCTAAATTAGAAAATTTAAAAGGTGATAATGAGTTGAGGAGCGATAGGTGGAGGCGCAGAGATATGGGGAAAGAAGTAATAGATAGTTTAGATGAGGAGGTCTTTAAAAGACTGGGGTCTCAAGCCCTAAATGATGAAGAAAAAAAGTTAATCGAAAATGTTCAACGTGAGGAACGAGCTACCAGGAGAGAGGTTCCTCGTTCTATTCCTACCACATTATCTGACGACCGACAGCGCTCTCCTTCCACGCCCGCGAATCCGGATCCTTCTACAGATACGGCTGCGGCTCCGGTTCCTTCTACAGGTGCGGCTGCGACTCTGGTTTCTCCTCCAGATGCGGCTGCGGCTCCGGTTTCTCCTCCAGATGCGGCTGCGGCTCCGGCTCCGGCTCCGGCTGCGACTCAGGCTTCTCCTCCAGATGCGGCTGCGGCTGCGGCTCAGGGTGCGGCTCCGGCTGCGGCTCCGGCTGCGG